AACGTGTGTTCTAAATAATTGAAAATTAAAAACTTATGCAGGCTGCTTTTTCCTTGTGCAGTTTTTATTCAGGTTTTTCACGATTTCGGGCGTGAAGCCAGTCGCATAGAACTCTCCCGAGCCAAGGAGCAGCCAGTATGGGTTGATGTGGTAGTCACGGACTAGGAACTGAACCCAAGACGGACGAAAGCGACCGTAGTACTCGGTAGGCTTTTCACGCAGGGACATGATGTTCCAGCGGTTGATGCCATACCGGTCGGTTATTGTCTTCAGACCGCCTATGCAGCCATCAGCCTTCAGGCGGTCGATGGCAGAGAAGAAACGAACTACTATATCCACATCAGCGGACATCAGATTTTTATCTTCCATATTCATTTTATCTTTTTGTAGGCACGACTGAAAACGCTTTCCAGCCTTGCCCGATGATTATTCAATCTTTGCGACCAGTCCTGCAACTGAGCCAGCGAGGGGCGAGAAGCCAGCAGTCCATCCACCTCGGAAGGGGTGAGCACTGGCAGGTATTTCTCGTAGGTGAGAAGGTAATCAATACGAAAATCTGTAAGTTTCATCTATACTATCGTTTCTTGCATTCTTTTCGTGCTGGGTGTACGCCTTTATACCGAGAGCACGAAGCGTTTTCGCAGCTGTAGCCTTACTTATCGAGAATGTTCTATTGACCCAAAAAGCAGTTTTGCTTCTGAATGAAAGGATGTCTTTTGTAGGATTTGTGAGCTGGAACGATTCTCCCTTTTTCAAGTTTGTATTGAGTATCTTTTGCATATTCTCGACCAAGGAGTTTCTGCCAACGAACGACAAAGAATTATGATACATCAAGAGTGTAACATAATAGACTGTGTCTTTTCCCTGCACATCATACCCCAACTTTGAGAAGAGCATTGTCTTTATATTTTTGCTTTGCGCCTGCACACCCACGCACATGAGCGCAAGCGCAAACAGCATTATTATCTTTTTCATATTACTTTTCGTTTAAATGATTTATATTTCTTTCGTAGAACTCATTCCAAGCCTTTTTCTTGATGAAGATGAAGAAGAGAAGCAGCCCTAGGGCGACCAGCAGCAGATGGAGCGGATGGCACAAGACACCGAACCCGAAGGAACGCTGGAAGTCGATGCAGAACGAAATCAGCACTCTGTAGGTAGAGAACGCCCGATGCACCCAGCAGAACCCATAGGCTAGACTGACGATGATCCAGGCGATGAAGCCGAAGAGCGAGCAGTCGAATATCCACTCCGTGAGTTTTACCCGAATGCCGAACGAGAGCAGGGTGCAGTGCACCAGCATCACAAACGCACCCACTGGAGGGATGATGCCTATTATCAACCTGCTGGCTTTCCATAGCCAGCTTTTACCGAGAGCGGCAAGAAGAACCTTCTCTTTCCGCTCTATGAAATCCTCATCTTTCATCGTTACTTAGAATTTTAGTTGATATTGTACCTGGAGCGAGAACTAAAGTTCACGCAGCCACTTCTGACCCGATTTAGTCTTAGACCAAATTACGAGACTGGTGCCGATAACCGCACCTATGAACATAAATAAAGTTGCTAGTTCCATAATCTAAACATTTGAATTATTATACTTCATTACATTATTAGCGAAATAAGCGAAGGCGAATGACGCTATGACACCGAAGGCAATAAAAAGGATATTATACAATCCTATCTCATCGCCAGTAATCAATGGTGAGAACCCACCAATGCCCGTTCCGCTTATAAACAGATTTGAAACACCGTACAGATACGTTGCAAGCAGCGTCCTGCGGTCGTGCTCTTTAATTAACTTACTGACCATACCTTATAGTTCACGCAGCCACTTCTGACCTTTCTTTGATTTCAAGAAAATACCGAATGCAATGGTCATTCCCAATGCCATCACGTTAAATAACAAAAAAGCATCCATAGGCTAAAGCAAGTTATTTTGTCTAAGCCATTTTTTGCCGTTTCCAGTGAGACAGAATGCGAGGAACACCATACAAGGTACTCCCACGAACAAGAAAGCTAAATATACTCCCATAATTTATTTCTCCTTTTCCTTTTTGCCCTTTCCATCCTTTTTGTTGCTGAGTATGAGACCCACGACCAGGCAGAGGAAGGCTAGGGCGATTCCAACTATATAAATTAATACTTTATCCTCGAAATCCTTGAATAGCGAACTAATCACGACACCAGTCAAGATGTATTTCGACACATCAACGAAGTACGAGCCTAATTTTTCTATCCACATTGCGCTGCAAAGTTACTAAATTATTTTTGTCCCACAATGGCAAGCAGGGTTTCAACTTGCTTTCGCAGGAAGGAATTTTCATTTTCGAGTCTTTCAACTTTTGCCATCAAAACCGATTCCAGTATAGTTGAAGGCTTTTGTTCTTCTGAAGGCTCAGGTTGCTCTAAAAGAAAATTAGAATCAGTCCCTATCTCCTCTTTGTACTTTTGAATTACATCTTCAACCTTTTGGGCAAAATCAAGTTTGACACTTTTTGCTCCTAGCCTTCCACTTAGATTTTGAGGGCTAGTCCCCAAAGCTGCGGCTATATAATTTAGAGGTATTCCGTATGATTTGATACGTCTTTTCAGTCCCTCTCCAGTTACGCAATAATGCATCTTTTCGTCAATCATTACTTGCTTTATTTTGTCAGGTATTGGAGGAGCACATTTTGAAACCGCATTTTTGACCCTTTCGACAAAATCGGCACTAACTCTTTCCTTTATCATCTTTGAACGAATGTTTTGTGGACTGGTATCCAATTCCCTTGCTACATCGCTCATCGTAAGCCCAGAGTATTCAACATACCTTCTTAGCTCCATTCCAGTCATATTATTTACCTCCTATTATTGATAGCAGTTGGTCTATGCGTTTATTTGCTTTTTCCACCTCTTGGCATTTGTCCTCGTATAGCTTCTTCCAAAGAGCTACTTCCGCATCGTTTCCTATGGTTTGAGTGACCCCCTTGCTATTCGATGCATTGATATTAGATCCAATGATGCCAGCACCAACTTCGGATGGACTTGCAACCGTTGGAGAGAACATCGGTTCGATACCTTTTTCCAGCCAGTCAACCGAGACGTTCAGAGCGTGGGCGATTTTGTAAATTACACGGTCGGACAATGAAGCTTTGCCTGCTAAAGACCTCGAAAGGTTTGCGGAATTTACTCCACATTTATCCGCCAACTTGTTGATGGATAGCCCATTCTTCTTTCTAATTTCTGTAATTCTGTTTATTACTTCTTCATTTGTATTCATATCGAATTAATTTAAAATAATGTAAAATAGTTTACAATAGAATTAAAACAAGTTAAAATAATGCAGTTTTACTGTGTTTTATTTGCATATTAAACTGAATTAAACTATCTTTGTAACCGAATTACACAATGAGTTTAAAAACTCTTTGGCAAAGATAAACAAAATAATTTAAAATACAAAGGAAAATGGGAGAAAATTTTAATTATGATTTCAGAACCCCACTGCAGAAGCAGCAGGACGAAAGAAAGAAGAACATCATAGCGATGTTTGCAGATTTCCGAGCAAAGGCACCTGCCGAGACCTCAGACAGCAGAATAATGCTCGCAGTTTCACAGCGTGTTGGTTGCACCCAGCAAAACGTGCGTGTTATCCTCATTAAGGCTGGATTGATAACACCAAAGAAGAGACGTGCAGCCGTGCGCAAATAATCAAGTAGAACCAATTTAAACATTCAGAGCGTATGAAGAAGTTTATCGAGATTATCACAAGTGACGAAGTATTATCCCTGGTAATTGTCACCATGTTAGTAACTTTAATCTTTTGGAGGGCTTAGTTATGACGAACGAAGAACCAAAGGTAGCAGACGCAGGCAGATACACCATGACAGAAACCTGCAAGGTACTGGGCATCCATCGCAACACCCTGCGCAGATGGTTGCAGGCTGGCAAGATTAAGGTCAAGTTCCGCAGAATCGACAACCGCAAGGTTTTCGAGGGCAGCGAGATTAAAAAAGTCTGGAGGATTGCCCTATGAGCAAGTTATCAATCAATATGCGCAGGATGATTGTGAAGTACACAGACATCTGCTGGCTTATCACTAACTGGAAGGCGAACCGCAAGACCCGAAAGTGTTGCGAACTAAACAACAAGTGTTACATCGAGGCAGAGCGAAGAATCCAGTACAGAGAGTTTAAGGGCAACCTTTACGTGGCACTCGATAACATACCGCTCATACAACTGAACGGAACAGATAACGACATATTGAAGTCGTGCCGTGAGACCTTCCAAAGTTACATATTCAATCAGAGAGGAGGTAACGAATGAAGAAGATAATAGAGGATTGCAGGAAGAAGATGTACGATGCCATCTGGCTGGAGTTAGACCGTGATCCACAGCGACCAGCGGTTGCAAGGGTAGATATTAAAACCAAGGCAGGCAACATCTGCGTATGGTGCGACAGAACCGGGAACACAGCGGTCGTGACGCACAAGAATAGCAACAACGACAGCGAGCGGCTGGAGGAAGTTATCGAGGGCTGCGTTAACTATCAGGACGTGATGGACGACTGGCTGGAAGAGAACAGCCAATACGCAGACCAAGACCCGATGGACGCTTTCGAGGAAAGCAGGCTTGACAGCCTTATGGCTCAACTGGTTTGACACAGATGTTAAACAATTATTATATGGCTCCCTGCAGCGGCAGGGCAAAGGGCGCACGCAAAACTTATTTTCCAAAGGTTATCTAATTAGTTGTTTTTACCATGTAATATGCGGAAACGACAGCGTGCGCCCTGCAACGGAAGGGCATCCCTCGGCAGCTGGCAAGGGGGGGGTAAGTTTTGGCAGTCAACTGGGGTTCGAATCCCCAGCCTTCCACTAGAGTTAATGAACAATAAGTTGAACAATAAAAAGAACGAATTATGGAAAATGAAATTATTCAAGTAAGCGGTGGCGAAATGCTGGAAGCCATCAACCGCTCGGAGATTGACGGACAGATTGCAACAGCGCACAAGTTCCCGAGAGACATCATGCAATGCAAGCAGAATATGGTAGCATTGGCAGCCATGGACGATGATGTGGCATACAACTGCTTCTATCACCTAGAGCGCAAGGGCAAGGATGGTCAAGTATCGGTTATTGAGGGTCCTAGTGTTAGGTTCACGGAAATCATTTCCGCATGCTGGAAGAACCTGCGCATCGCGGGTCGCATCATCGCAAACGATGGAAAGACCATCACGGCACAAGGCGTCTGCCACGACCTCGAGAGCAACGTGGCTTACTCTGTAGAAGTGAAGCGCAGCATTCTGACATCGAAGGGCTACACCTTCTCGCAGGATATGCAGGTTGTAGTTGGCAATGCAGCTGTGGCAATCGCCCAGCGTAACGCAATCTGCAAGGTCGTGCCGCAGGTATTGATTGCAAGCGTGGTGAAGGAAGTGCAGGCAAAGGCACTTGAGCACATCAAGCAGACTGGCGTACAGAGCCAGTGGAAGAGCTGCGTAGCCTGCTTCCAAGTGTACCAGGTAACAGACCTTATGCTGCTGGAATACCTGGGCAAGAAATCAGCCGAGGAAGTAACGGCAGAGGACATTCAGAAGCTGGCTGGTGTGTACAACGCCATCAAGGAAGGTACGACCACAGTAGAGGAGACCTTCAAGAAGCCAAAGCAGCAGGAAGCCATCGCACAGCAGGCGCAGGCAGCAGCCGAGAGCGCACAGAAGAAGGCTGAGAAGGCAATGAGCCGCAGCCAAGGAAAGACTGGCACAGCAGCTAAGAAGTAGTTTAGTTTATAATGTTATAGCGTTTCCCAATTAGCCGCAGGGCAACCTTCAGGGTGGGAACCTGACCAGATTATAGGGAACCTGCGGCAACTTTTAAACATTCAGTAAAAATTATGGCAGAAAAAGAAAACAATCAGAAACACAAGAGCACCATCGACAAGTACTTTAGCAGAACCGCAGATGGTTTCAAGGCATGGGCAGAGGAAGACGAGGAAGAAAGAAACTATCTGCTTGTTGCAATAGAGCCGACTGGAGATGTAGACGAAGACGGAAACCAAGGATTCGATTTCCATATTTCCTACCACGGTAAAGCCAATTCCCTCGCGAGCGGAATTGGTCAAACAATGCAAAAGGAGGAATTCCTTCGCTCGGTCGTTCTTGCAGCAGCTAGAAAATTCTTTTTTGATAAATAAAAACATTCAGACAATGAAACAGATAATTAAATACAAAAGCAGAGAGGAGTGGTTACAGAACCGCTCAAAGGGAATTGGTGCATCAGAGGCAGGCACAGTACTGGGACTGAATCCGTGGGAGACCCCATACCAGTTATGGAGACGCAAGAAGGGCATCGACCCACCAAAGGTTGAAAACTTTGCGATGGTTGCAGGACACCTGCTGGAGGATGCCGTGGCGCAGTTCTTCAAGCGAGAGAGCCACTGCCACATCATCAAGGCGAGCACGGACGACTACACCATCACGAACACCGCTACTCCGTATCTGAGAGTAAGTCCAGACCGAACCTTCTGGAGAACCGGGGCAACACACAACGAAGCAAGCAAGAGCATCCTCGAGTGCAAGACAACGCAGATGCAGATAGATGCAGACGACCTTCCGAAACATTGGTTCTGCCAGCTTCAGATGAACCTCGGAGTGGGAGAATACAAGGATGGAGCACTTGCCTGGCTGACAGCAGGCAGGGAGTTCGGCTACCGTGACATCGATTTCGACCCCGAGTTCTTCGGATGGATGAGGGACGAGATAACCAAGTTCTGGCTTGACTACATCGTGGGCGACCAAGAGCCGCCAGCCTACAGCGCACAAGACGTTCTTTTGAAGTCGCCTCTACATGTAGCTGGCAAGGAAGTGACAGCAACAAAGGAGATACTCGAACAGATTGCTAGGCTCAAGGAACTCAAGGATCAGAACAAGAAACTGGAGACCGAGCAGGATGAGATTGAGGACAACTTGAAGCTGTTCTTCGGTGACGCAGAGAGTATCGTGGACGGAAACGGCAAGATGCTGGCAACGTGGAAAGCACCGAAGGCAAGCGAGAAGTTCGATGCCAAGGCTTATCAGGCAGACCATCCTAAAGAGTGCGCCAAGTACATCAAGCAGGTGCAGGGAGCACGAATATTGCTCATTAAGTAAAGGCAGGGCTTATGGCTGTTCCTATATCAAAAACCGACCTACGGAATATAATTTCTCAACTGGAGAATTATATTTCCCTAGGTGGGAAAGTGACAGCACCGACCGACACAAGCCAGCGGAACAAAATCCGTATGGCTACAGTGTTAAAACGGAAGCTGGAAAAGAAATTATCATTATCAGAATAAAATTATGAACGATTCATTCATCTTATACACTTCTTACTACGCCATCATCGAGGGGCTTACGGATGAGCAACTCGGGCAACTGACGAGAGCGATATTTCTCTACGCAAGGGATGGGGAGACTATAAGTCTCGAACCAGTCGTGCGTATGGCTTTCGGTTTTATCGTTGACGATATGAAACGGAATAAAGCCAAGTACGAAGAGAAGGTAGAACGATGGCGAGCCAATGGCAAAAAGGGTGGCAGACCAAGAAAAAACCAAGAGGATAAACAAAAACCAATTGGTTTAGATAAAAACCAAGAGGTTTCAGAAATAACCAAACAAAACCAAGAGGTTTTTTCAAAAACCTTATATGATAATGATAATGAATATGTAAATGATAATGTTTATGATAATGATAATGATGTTTCTAAAGAAACAAATATATTAGAACCTTCTAAAGAAGCTTCTATGCAAAGTTTTTCCGAGAAAAACGTTTGCGCTGCAGAAGAACCGCAAAAAAGTTCTGAGAAAAAGAAATCCAAGAAAGGCGAAATCGACTACGCAGCCATCAAGGACTACTGGAACGAGCAGCACGACAAGACCAACAGCGCAATGCGAAGGCTGACGCTGATGACGGACAACCGCAAGGAGGCAATCAGAGGAAGGCTCAAGGACTGCAAGGGAGATATTTCCAAGATTTACCTAGCAATCGACAAGGCTATGGCTAGCGACTATCTGAACGCAGGGCATTCCTGGGCATCGTACGACTGGGTAATGACAAGGAAGTATTTCCCGAAGGTGCTGGAGGGCAACTACGACAACACCAAGCCAGCCACAAGCCAGCAGCCGCAATCGGCAGCAGTCAAGGCGCAGGATCCTGCGGCAACGGCAAGACCGAGCATCGGGGAACTCTACGAGCAAGCCAAGCACCAGCAGCCAGCGAGCCAGCAGAGCCAAGACAGCAAGTTCCGGTGGGTAATCCAGCAGAACCTTGCAGACTTGAAGAAGAACCCGAACAACAAGCCTGCCAAGGATTCGCTGACAAGATACTACGAGAAGGGAGTTCTGCAGCGGCTTGGCATTGACTGGAAGCCCGAAAAATAACGGATGAGGGCAAAATCAGCCGCTCTGGGACGTTTTCACGCTTCGGGCGGTAAATTATAAGGCAAACAGATTTTAAACACTTAAAACAAAAGAATTATGGGAAAAGAAGTATGTATTGTAAACAACGAATGCTTCAATACAGATTACCCAGTAGGGTCGACAATTAGCATTGAAGGTGTAAATTGCAAGGTGGTTGAGGATATAGGTCTATCTGAATATAACTGCTACGAGTGCATCTTGAACGGTAAGAGAGAAGGCATTATGTGCATGAATCTTGCTTGCCTGAACACCGAAAGAGAAGACCACAAGGACGTACACTTCATAAAGATTAGAAGCCATGAATGAATTATTTTTTCACGAATGCAGAGCCGCGGGGCTCGTATTCAAGACATCGAACGATTGGTGCAAATGGCTGACCGAAAACAGCTACGACATCAAGAAGCCGGTCGCAGAGCATGAAGGCTTCAAATACAACATCAAGGATGTTTGCATCAATCCGCACGTAATCGAGTATGCCGTAGAGGGTTCAGACAACTGGGGATGGAAGGTAATGACCGCCAATACACAGTTCGGCTGGATATGGGGCTACAGCATTCAAAAAGGGAAGCATTGGTACGACAGCCCGGCAGGCTACCCGAGTAGATATGACGCTCTCAGCATCTTCTACGGTAATGAGAAAGAAGCGGTTCAAGATGCCCTGACCTGCATCATCAGAGACCTCGAGAAGAATGCTGGAACCAAGAACACCAACCTCCTTCTCTGGGCGGCTAAGAAGAAGCGGGCAGACATCATTCATCCGCAGCAGGAACTTTTTAAATAGTTATCATAAACCGTATTAGCTATGTACAGAGTTGATATAAAACTGGTCCGTGAGTGTGGTCTTCATCATCTGTCAGTTGGCGACAGAGACATCTGGCTGGCAGATGATGAGGTAAAGGCACTTGAATGTGTCCTCAAAGATTACAATGCGGACACGAACAATTTTAAACGCAGATAAATGAAAAAGATAGAAATCATAACAGACGAACACCGACATCACGTATTCGTTGGTAACACCGACTTCTGGCTCGATACAATGGAACTGGTGGAACTGTATAAGAAACTCGGACACGTAAAGTTATAAACAATAAAAAACATTCAGTATGAAACAGAGAAAAGCAAACAATAAAAACATTCAGACAATGGAACAGAATATTAATATATCGGAAATCCTGAAGGATAAGCCTGTTGGACTTAAATTTTATAGTAACACTTTTGGCTATATTAGTTTTAATGGTGTTCACAAAGATAAAGTATACTTCTTTTCAGAAGACACTAATGCTCATTCGGTCAAGCCAAATGGGAAAATGTATGATGGTGGAGAATGCATCATCTTCCCATCTAAGGAAATGCGTGATTGGGAGAAATTCTCTTGGAAGAAGGGAGACGTGCTCGTCAGTAAAGACAGAGAAGTATATATTATCTTTGAAAAGTTTGAGGATGATGCCTTCACAAAATTCAGAGGCAAGTATTATCTTTGGAACGAATGTTATAATGAAGAAGTATTCCAAATGGAAACTTCTGTATTTGAGAAAGCCAGCGATGATGATGCTCAAACCTACATCAATAACATCAATAAATGTTTTGGTGGCAAGTTGAACCGTGAAACTCTGGAGATTGAGAAGGCTCAGCCAGATTTCAAGGATGGAGATATAGTAATGTCTGATTCGGGTACAATAGTTCTTGTCAGAGGAATTAGTTTAACTAGAAAGATATATTATCATGCTTATATGTGTGATGAGTATATATATATCAACCAAGTAGAAGGCGAATTTTTTAGTCGTATAAGTCGTATTAAAAGATTTGCCACGGACTCGGAAAAGCAGCAACTCTTTGATGCTCTAGAAAAGGAGGGCAAACGCTGGGATAGTGAGAAGAAACAGATTGTGGATTTGAAGCCAGCGTTTGAAGTCGGCAAACTCTACGTTTTCAACGAGGACGATGAGGACGGAGAGTTGACAATCATCGGCAAACTCATCGATAAGAACGAAAGCGAAGATACGCTGACATTTGGCAACCAGTATGAGATTGAGACCGAGAAGTTCGTGACCGACCAAGCCTTCGACCTGCGTATCAGCGTTAACAAGGAACTTCGAGAAGCGACAGAGAACGAAGTCGAACTGTTCAACAAGCATTATGCCATCTGGAAGAAAGAGAAGGAAGCGAGGAAGCAGCCAGCCTTCAAGACCTTTGACAAAGTTCTTGTAAGGTGCGGAAAAGGATTCAAGTGGCTCCCAGCGTTCTTTATCCGAGACCGTGGAGAGGATTTTGCGGCTAGATACAACGTCTTGCCTTTACATAGCGGAAAGCCAGCAGATTTCTTTAGCTGCATCCCATTCGAGGGGCACGAGAATATCGCCTTCACTTCCTACGACATTGAGGATTTACCATTCTAGGACGTATGGCGAGTGAATTATGTAAGGCTTGCGATGCCGGGCGAAACTGCATAAATGGCATCTATTGCCCGGCACGCAAGCAATATGTAGAACATCAGGCAATAAGTGAATGCAATGAGCGATTTCGCAACAAGGGAGAAGAACAGAACGTACTACCAGGAACACCGGGAACAGATCCTCAGAGCCACGAAGGAATGGCGAAAAAGAAACCGTGAGAAATACCGGGCGTATCAGAAAGAGTACTGGAGTAAGCACTACCGGAACTACGGTACCAAGAACCGGGTAGCCGACAGAGCGATGCGTGAAAGGAAGAAGCCGGACGTAGAGAAGGCTCTATCCATGTTCAAGAATCCGCAGCAGGCAGCGCATCTGGCATGGCTGCTCGAAAACAAAAAGAATAATCGGTCGTGAGTTCAATAATAGAGTTTTTAACCAGCGAGGACAGAAGGAGATAGGCTCTAATATCAAAACAAATAAACTTATAACATCTTGAAATTACGATATGAGAGCCGGAAACGCATCTCCCGAAGTCTGACAACAAACAAAGAAAGCGAGGTGGTACATGAAGAAGTAAGAAAAAGAAATCGTTAGAAAATTATGCTTTTATTCATTCGGCTGGCGGTGGAAGAAGGAAGAACCCTGCAACATATTCATTTTGTTATTCATTTATTTTGCACCCGCAGGCACAACTTCCGGAATCCCTGCCAGCTTTCTCTATCGCAACCGAAAAGAAGGGAAAGAAAGGGGTAGGGGAAAGATAGGGATAATAACGCATGTGCGCACGTATATGCGCACGTAAAGGGTGTTGGATAATAAACTACACCAGCAAAACAAAATAAACGCTTATACGCGAAATTTGAACAAAATAAAGTACTTTAAAGAAAATGGAAAAAGGAACAGTTATAATTGGCATTGACCCCGACATTCAGGAAAGCGGAGTTGGAGCAGTCTTTGACGACAAGAAGTTTCTCGCTTATAAAATGAACTTCCCAGCTTTGATAGATTACCTTAAGGCAATGAACGAGAGTTGCAAGAAGATTAAGGTCGTTATTGAAGGCGGCTGGCTCAACAAAAGCAACTGGCATGTGCTTAATCGTTTCATGACAGCGGTCAAGGCAGCAGCAATCGGACGCTCTACCGGAATGAACCATCAGACCGGAATCTTGATTGTCGAGTGCTGCAAACACTACAATATCCCCTGCGAAATCATCAAGCCACTGAAGAAGTGCTGGAAGGGTAAAGATGGAAAAATCACGCAAGACGAAATTGCTTATTTTGTAAGCGCAGGAGAGAAAATGCCGAGAATGAACCAAGACCAGAGAGACGCACTTCTCCTCGCGTGGGTCTGTGCAGGATACCCGGTCAGAGTGAAGCCTAAGAAACCACAGACAACCCTGCAGAAGACCATCAGAGCCTTTGATGGATAAAATAAAACGAAGTGTTGGAAAAAGTTAAAAGTGTGCAAAGAACAAACAACTAAAGCAAAAAAGTCGTATCTTTGCGCCAATGTTTATCAGATAAGCAGTATTTCGAACTTTAAAACAAAAAGAATATGAAAACAGAAGAAATTGCACTTTCAAGGGTTGTGGAGAATGAGGAGAACCCTAGAACCATAACTGAGGCGAATTTCCAAAAGCTGGTAAAGAGCATCCTTGTATTTCCTAAGATGCTCCAGCTTCGCCCGATAGTCGTAGACGAGACCTACAAGGCACTGGGTGGCAATATGAGAACGAGGGCACTCTGCCACATCGTGAGCATGACACCGGAAGCCATCATGGACGTTCTCGACACAGACCAGCGTCTGACCGATGCAGAGAAACTGGCAATCGCCAACTACTGGAGCCAGTGGAAGGAGCAGCCAACTGCAACGATCGTCAAGGCATCAGACCTCACGGAAGCGCAAAAGAAAGAATTTATCATCAAGGACAACGTGGGCTTTGGAGACTGGGATACCGATATGCTCAATAATGGTTGGAATACAGATTTGCTCAAAGATTGGGGCATCGAAAGTTGGAAGTTGCAAGGTTGGGGCGGCACTAGTAATGCTACAAGTGGAGGCTCTAGCCAACAAGAGCCTGATGAAACGGAAAGTAGCATGGGCGATACTCCTGACGAGTTGCCAATTGAATTGCAGGGAAAAGACCTAACCCCAGATGACTTGCCAAAGATAGAGGGCGATGACAAAACGGCTATGGAACGTATAATTATTACCTTCAAGTCAGAGGAACGGGATTATCTTGCAGCACTTCTTGGACTTGCTTCTATTGATAAAGTCTTATACTCTGTCGATGAGTTGAAAGACAAAAATGGAAGTGAAAATTGATTTTAAGCGTCAGAGAGCGCATTTCGTAAGCGTATCTAGGTAAGTGTTAGCCTAGCTTATGAAAGCGCAACAGATGCTAGATTCGTCAAAAATAACTACATTATGCGCACGGAATGGAATGAAGAGCGGCTAAAGGACATAGCTAGGAGAAGTGGCGTGTCGCAAACGCTTGCAGACGTAAGCTATGCACGCTTTGTGTTTCATCATTCACCATCTAAGCTATTTTGTAGATGGTTTAATGGGGGGGCATTTCTGATTGCGGTTAAGAACAAATGGGCTTTTCGAATTATTGGGATTGCCTGTGTCAAGGAATGGCAGCGCAAGGGTGTTGGCTCATTATTGCTTTCTGTTGCCATAGATGAAGCAAGGAAGTGCGGCTATAAATTGATAGAAACTCGCTCAAAGGAAGGAGCGGAGTTCTATTGTCGCAAGGGCTTTGATGTGGTAGGCATGAAAGGTGGTGATTATTTGTTGAATTTGCAATTATGAACATTCGGAGCGATTATAACGAAAAGGGCGAGTATTTAATGGAAAAAAATAATAAATATGGGATATTATCAGTCACCAAGATGGAGCAATGAGATTGCGGATTGTTCCATGCCAATGACATTTGACACGTACTCAAATTGTGCGTATGGATGTCTATATTGTTTTGCGCAGTTCCAAAGGGCACTTGGGGGCGCAAAGGAAGCGTACCTTCATAAGGATGTGAAGCCAGTAAACGTTGAGCACATCAAAAAAATGTTTACTGAGCCTGACAAATACGCTGGTCAGTTCGCTACATACATTAAAGACCGAAAGGTCATGCAGTGGGGTGGAATGAGTGACCAGTTTGACAACTTCGAGCGTAAGTTTGGCAAGACGCTTGAACTTCTTCGGTTCTTCAAGGATATAGATTATCCGCTTTGCTTTTCCACCAAGGCTACATGGTTTACTAAGGATGAGCGATACATGGAGTTGATACGAGGTCAGAATAACTGGAATTTCAAGTTCTCTATTATCACGCTAGACCAACAGAAGGCACATGTAATCGAGAGGGGCGTAGATAGCCCGATAGAACGGCTTGCAGCCATAGAGCGTATCGCCAATGCAAATGCAGGTGGCGCAACGTTACGTCTTCGCCCATTCGTGATAGGTGTCAGCACTCCTACATACCTCGACTTGATACAAGAGGCACATAATAGAGGAGCAAGCGCAATGAGTACGGAGTTCTTCTGTGTGGAGCAACGGTCGCCAACCTTGAAGGCATTTATGCCAAAACTAAATGAATTGTGTGGCTTTGACGTGATGGCGTTCTACAAGAAGTATTCCGTATCTACAGGCTATCTTCGATTAAACCGAAAGGTAAAAGAGCCTTTCATGCGAAATATGAAGGCTTTGACCGAGAAGATAGGAATGCGTTTCTATGTAAGTGACGCTCACTTCAAGGAATTATGCTGTAACGGCTCTTGTTGTGGTCTTCCATCTGACTGGAACTATTCTAAGGGGCAATGGTGCGAAGCCTTGCAGCTAGCCAAGAAGAACGGACACGTATCTTGGAATGAGGTGCGTCACGACATCGAGGAACTTCATCAGTATGATTGGGGTAGGGCGCAAGGTTATAACTGCAACAGCAGCGAGAAGCGTGCGAAGTTTATGGGGATGACCATGGCAGAGTACATGAGATACCTTTGGAATAATCCGCAGAATGGCCAATCCCCATACAAGCTATTCGAGGGCGCAATGGTACCAGATGGTAAGGATGTAAACGGAAATATCATATACCGTTACAACGGTGCTAAATTCTAAAGCCTATGCCGAAAGGGAATAATAACAAACATCGAGCGCAGAAAATCGACATCGAGAACCGCCTGCAGATTATCGCACCCCTATACCGCAGAGGGTGGACGGAGCGAGAAATCACGGCAGAGGTTCGCAAACGGCTCGACAGACCGAAATACAATCAAGCGCACTGCGACATTCAGCGGCTATTGAAGGAGTGGAGGGAAGAGAGACTGACCGACACAGACGAAAAGATAACCAGCGAGGTGGCAAGGTTGAAGCTGGTAATACGTGAAGCCTGGGATGCCTGGGAGAAATCCAAGGAAGACTACCACGAAAAGACAGCGACCCAGCAGGGACAGCCAGTCTTAGATGAGCGAGGGAGGCAGGTTTCCATCGAGACCGTTAAGGCGATAATGTACGATGCCGAGAAGCGAGGATTCGGAGAACCACGCTACCTCGACATCATCATCAAGGCAGAAACGCAGATTTGCAAGCTGCTCGGACTGGATAAGGTCGTGCTCGACCTGAACGCAGGCTTCCAAGGCGGCATCGAGGTACGATACATCAACTCTGGACACCAGTGTGCATCCAGCGAGCAGGAAGTAATCGAGCGTGAAGGATTGGATAAAGAATAATTTTTTACCATAATTTTGTTTTAAGTTTTATTGTTTGTAAGAATGGCACTATTTGACGTTATTGGTGAGCTGTATGACCCGAATGCGGACGTAAAGCCAAGGTTCCTAGTGAACCAAGGAGGCACGTCCTCGGGGAAGACATACACCATCATGCAGCGTCTTATAGTGCTTTCTTTTGAGCATCCGATGGCAATTATCACGGTGTGCGGTCAAGACCTCCCGAACCTAAAGGTGGGAGCCATGCGAGACCTCGACACCATCCTGCACACAAGGGCAGAGTTGCTGGACTGGTTCAAGAACAACAAGAGCGACAGCAGCTACCGAGGAAAGAACGGCTCAATCATCGAGTTCAAGAGTTACCAAGATGCGCAGGATGCTAAGAACGGTAAGCGTGACTACCTGTTCGTGAACGAGGCGAACGGTGTGCCCTACGAAGTGTTCTGGCAGCTTGCCATCCGAACACGTAAGCAGGTATTCATAGACTACAACCCAAGCGCACGCTTCTGGGTGCACAACAACATCATCGGCAGGGATGACTGCCGATTGATACTGAGCGACCACCGAAACAACAGATTTCTCACGGCGCAGGAGCATAAAAAGATTGAAGAGATTGACGACCCAGAATTGTGGCGAGTATATGCGCGTGGACTAACCGGAAAGATAACCGGGCTTATCTTCACCAACTGGGGCATCGTTGACAAGCTGCCACCAAGGGAGGAGTGGAAGATGGAATGCAGGGGTATGGACTTCGGATTCACCAACGACCCAACTGCGCTGGAGCACGTTATATTGGCGCACGGAGAGTTATGGGTGGACGAAGAAATCTACCAGCCTGGAATGACGAACGAAGACATCGCAGACCGATGCAAGGAGCAAGGACTGACAAAACGAGACCTTATCATTGCAGATTCGGCAGAGCCTAAGAGCATTCAGGAGATACACAACCAAGGTCTGTGGATAATCGGAAGCACCAAGGGAGCGGACAGTATCAACAACGGCATCGACATCTTGAAGCGTTTTCGCATCAATATAACAAGACGCAGCCACGGCATCATCGGAAACATGCAGCAATACAAGTGGAAGAAGTCAAGGGATGGAGAGACAACGAACCAGCCTATAGACGCATTTAACCACGGCATAGACGCAATACGATACGTAGCCTTGAAGAAGTTATCCGTAGCGAGCCACGGAACGGCTAGGGCGCACGTATTAAGGCAAAGATAACAGCAAAAATATAAAGCGTATGGATAATAACACGACATTCAAGTACTGGCTGGCAGTGGCAAGGCACACCAGCTACAAAATCGGCAAGCAGCCACGACCTGCATTTGTCGGAGGGAAACAAGTGCCCGGCAATCTCAACCAGCTATCCATCGGGCAGCTGATTGACCTTTCCCAGCTATCAGACAGCGAGGAAAGTCTATACCAGATAGTGACAACCGTCCTCGGTCTGAGCCACAAGGAAGTGGAGCAGGCTAGGGCGGTTGATGTCGTTATGCTCATCGGCTGGGTAACAGCAGAGGTCGAGCGCATCAACAAGCTCTTCGAGAGCACAGACACAGCGAAGCCAACGAGACTGGAGAAGGAGGCAGGCATCGATACCCTGCGGTTCGGACTGTTCGGCATGCTGGACTGGTATGCGGTAAGGATGGGCATCAGCGACCACGACCAAGTATTAAAAACGCCATGGCTTCGCATCTACAAGTGCATGGAAATGGACAACAAGAGAAGCGTGTACGAGCGAAACCTGCAGAAGTTGCAAGCGGAAGAAATGAAACGTAAATCTAGATAATTATGGCAACAATAAGGGAAACATTAAAGCAGCTGGCAGCAGACACGCTACCAGACTACACCTACCTATTCGAGGACTGGGACACAGCAGACACCAAGCTGGAGAAACTGAACTATCCGGCAATCGTCTGCATTATCCCAGCCAGCGGCACGACAGAGATACGCAACGGCAGAGTATACGACACCGTGAACGTTGCCCTGGCTTATCTCGACACCGTACCGAGAGCAGCGGAAGGAGAAGACAACGGAGAGTGCATCGACCGAATGAAGGTGGCAGGGGCGAGGATGATACGAGCCATCAACCAGTCGCACCAGTTCGAACCATTGGAAGGGCAGCAGTACTACGAGACCATCATCGAGCGGCTGAGCACGATCGTGTCTGGCGTAATGTACTCCCTGCAACTGACACAGAGAATAGGAGGGTGTGAGGTATGAGCAAGGGAGGTATTCAATTCGACCCCAAGGCGGCATCGCTCATCATGCGTGAGGAAGTGGATAGAGCACGGCAGCTTATCATCAACCACATACGTATCAATGGGCAGAACGCATCAGGGCGAACGATAGCGAGCCTAAAGGTGGAGCAGCCAAGCGAGGAAGAAACCATCCTCTGGGGACACAAGCCATTCGGGGTGCTGGAGACTGGACGAAGGGCAGGAAAGGTACCATACGGTTTCCGTGGCATCATCCGGCAGTGGATGAAGGACAAGGGACTGCACGGCAGACCTATCCCCTACAAGACCCAGCGGCAGCACAAGTATACACCACAAGAGCGTGGCGACATGAGCATGGCTGGAGCCATCGCCCACACCATCGCCAACAAGGGTTCTAAACTGCACCGGACTGGCGGCAGGGCTGACGTATACAGCAATGTTGTGCCCGACACGATGAAGCGGCTCGGACAGCGACTTATTTTCCTAATCCACCAGTCGGTGGGAAGTATCAAACTTAACAATTAGACGGTATGAGACAGACAGTGAACAACGGATATATTTTTTTCTACCCCGATGAAGTATGCTTCGCCTTCTTGCCTTGCATCATAAGAGCGAGTGGAAGCAACCTATCGTGTATTGAGGTAATAATCAGATTTGGCAAAACGGAAAGAGCCTACAATGTGGAGGCGTTCAACGGAAAGTGCATTACAGACTCCAGGGCATACGTACAAGCCTTTTTCGATGGACGCATCAATGCAGGCGTGGACTGGACGATAAACTATGACGTCAATAACTTATCCCAGTACATAAGAGTTGAGGTTAACGCATACGATGACAGAGACGGACAGCTTGCGAGCATCGAATTCACTACGAACGTAGTATGGGGTGCGCCAAGGTTCGGGGAGACCTGGAACGGCTACAAACGCCTTACGTGGTTCACCAACTATCCGTTCTCTTTTGGTATGTATTTAAGTAAGGCGGACACCAAACTGCTTATAGGTTACGAGGGAGCACCCAACAAGCTGCTTGAGATTCCGAACACCGACATGACAGACTTCAATGCAGCCATCTTACCAAGCGGTGCAAGGTACTGGAACATCTATGACTACGATGGAGAGATTCAGCAGGGAACGTTTGACAATACTTTCGACCTTACTTTCTGCCTATCTGCCGGTGGCAAGCAGTCACTATTGCTGCGAATCGACAGAGACGATACCGAGAGCGGCATCTATCTGCGTTGGATTGACCGACACGGATTCATTCGATATTGGCTCTTTGCGTCTGGTGAGGAAACGAGAGAGATTGCCAGCGACCTGAGTTTCATACGCAACAATCTAAGCGGATACAGCGACATATACGGCTACGTTGGCGACAGCGGAAGAAGGCAGGGATACGAGCGCACGGATTCAATCAAACTTTGTGCCCCGTTGGTTGACAGTGATACGTTCGATATGCTGCAAGACCTAGCGAGCAGCCCAGTCGTTGACATGTACCTCGGGGGAGACTGGATGCAAGAGGAAGACCAGTGGACGAGCGTAACAATCAAGGCAGGAAGCTACACGAAGAGCACAGCTTGCTTGCAGGATTTCGTGTGCGAAATGATTATTAACAACATTAACGTTCAGAGACTATGATAGACCAGCAACTTTACATTGACGGTGTTTTGATGGACTTGCCGGAGAACACCGATGTGGTGCTCGACATCAAGAGCAACCTTTTTCGTGACGTCACAAAAATGACCTCAAACTACACGTACACCATCCAGTTACCACGGACGGTGCATAATCTTTCAGTATTTCAGCAAGCGGACAGACCGAAGAGCGGCAGCAGATACCCCTATATTTTCCATAAGTGCAGTTATTTCCGTGTAGGTGTGCAAATTATCAAGGACGGACGATTGAACGTTCTGAGCATCGAGGAAAGCATCGAGGTTTCAATCTACTGGGGTATAATGCCAGCGTTCACGAAGCTACTGGAGAGCGGAATGAAACTGAACGAACTGGGAGTGACAGACAGAGTGCTTTTTGAAAAGTACAACACACCGAACACAAGGGAGGAAGCTGTGAGCAAGGGGATATTCTTTGCTTATTACAATCCATACCGAATTGAGAGCAAAGATAACTTTGGTATTAATCTGGTGCAGAGGAATAAATATACCACGACACAATACCCGCCTAGCCGTGGACGCATCAGAACTGGCGCAGAGGTCGGAAAGTACATCAGCGGAAATATAGAGAGCGCATCAAACATGATTTGTGCTCTTATCCCTTTCTTGCCATCATCAACGGCAAATGTGCAAGCGCAAGGAAAGGGCGATTACAGAAGCTATGCAGTACTGGATAAGTACATGCGGGTTATATCCGTGAGCGGAGAAGATGAGACGCTGGAAGTATACACCATCAGAGGAGAGGCAAGGGCTGCATACCTCGTAGTGAATGCACCTGCCGAATATTACAGCACTCTGTCGCTATCAGTTACCGGGCTGACACCTATGCACGAAATGATAGATGGCGATAATAAGGAGGATTTCGTAGGCGATGATGTGGCGGTGGATGAATATAAAACGTCCCCAAAATTCTTGCAGCCATGTGTGACCGTAAACTGGCTATTGTCAAGGATAGCGAGGAAGACGGGCGTATCTTTCGTTTGGCAGGATGATGAAGCAAAGAAGATGTTGAACAACCTTGTTGTGCCTATCATCAACAACAAGGCAGACGACAAGACAATTATCGGTAATCTGACCGCAGACGTTAAGAGCCGTGACGGACTGGGTGCGCTTTCCTTTTCCGTCAACAACTCATTGACATCAGTCACACCAAGCACTGGCAGCGATGTACAGAAACTGACGATAACGAAGGATTGCGAACTGACCTTTGATGTGCAAGTGCAATACTACGTCAGACATCAGTTTGAAGACGCAGCGGAGATTCAGTTGCCTATGGGCGTGAAAATGACCGTAACAACACCAAGTACCACCGGAGGTGAGGCATCCACGCAGGAATACGAGTTCGGAGATTTGAAGTACGAGGATGGACAGGTTAAGTACCCGGTCGTACTACGCAGATATGCTATCGATGGCTATCTTTATTTGCTTTCGGCAGGGACAAACACTATATCGCTAAAGAAGGACGATGTACTGACGTTTGAGACTATCATGCACGGAATAAACACAGTCAACATGCCTTCCGTTTATGGCGGCAAAATCACTGCGAGCGTCAAGAGTGGGGACAGCGTTCCGATTGGTGGAAGTTTCCCTATCGGCATAAACCTGCCTGAAATCGAGGTAACAAACTTCATTAAGTTTCTAGCTTTGATAACTGGCTCGTTCCCTAGGCAACTGACCAACAGCACGCAAGTGCAGTTTATCATGTTTACCAGAGTTTGGGCAAACAAGGCGAACGCCTACGACTGGAGCGGAAAACTCATTCCGTATGACCGCCAAGGTGCACCACGGAAAAGCGAGTATTCCGTTTCAGACTTTATGCAACACAACCGCTACAAGTGGAAGGAAGACGAAGAGACAACCGGGGACTATGATGCAGACCTCGTAATCAGCAACCAGACTTTGGGCTATGAGCAGGACACATGGACGCTACCTTTTGCAGCCAGCGATGACAACCGCATACCGATAAGAACACTTGATTCTTTCGGCATGAAGAATGGTGGAGAGTATAAGGGATGCAAGGAGCGGATAATGACGCTAAGAGATGATAAGGAGCAAGCTGCACTTCGATTTGATATTGACCTTCAGAACATATTCGATACGAAGTACAAGCAGCTTGCAGCAAGTATCGCCAGGGCGCACGTAATCACTGAACGGCTCAATCTGTCTGACTTGGATATTCTGGACTTTGATGAAACGAAGCCAGTGTACTTTGCCCAGTATGGTGCATATTTCGCAGTTCTTGAAATCAAGACAACAAACAGCGGCTATTGCGAGGTTACAATGATAGAGTTGAACAACTAAAAAGAACGAACTATGGTAAGTGAAGACAAACAGCAGATTCTTGACATTAAGGTCAAGTACGAGGATGCAATCTATGGCATCATCAGATACAAGGAGAAGATAGACCAGTTAAAGCAATCCATCAAGGACTTGCAGCAGCAGGAAAAAGACAAGACCATCACGACCAACGAAATGAAGGTGCAGACGGAAGCCATCAACGCAACCATCAAGGAGTACCAGTACAACGTGCGCACCTTGCGGAAGGAGATCCAGAACAACGTGCGCACAGAGAACGAGCAGGAGGGCAGCTTGAAACAGCTGCGTGCCCAGCTTTCAAATGCCACCAAGGCTTACGATGAGATGAGCCGTGCCGAGCGTGATAGTTCCAAGGGTCAGGAGATGCAGGAGCATATCCAAGACTTGATAGAGGAGCTGAAAGAGGCTGAGGAGGCTACTGGAAGATTCCAGCGCAGTGTCGGCAGCTATTACGATTCCATGATGAAGGCGGCTGACGACCTGCAGAACACCGAGTTTTTCGGTTTTGATGTTGTTGATGATACTGGAATCGGAAAGGTTATGGAAATGGGAAAGTCCGTGGAAGACCTAAAGGTAAAGTTTGGTGCGTTGAAAAATACGGCTCTTTCCTTATTGACCAACCCTTATTTCCTCGCTATGGCAGGTGTGGCAGGCGCAGGAATGGCATTCAAATGGTGGTATGACTACAACAAGGGATTGATGGAAGCCACACGACTGACGCAGCAGTTCACCGGATTGACCGGGGACGAAATGAAATCCGTGCGCAACGAGGCTCTTGCGGTATCCAATGCATTCGGTTTGGAATTCACGGAGACGATGCAGTCTGCCAATACGGTGAGCAAGGCTTTCGGCATTTCCGTTTCTGAGAGTTTGAAGATTATGCAAGACGGACTGGTGAGCGGAGCAAACGCTAACGGTGAGTTTCTCGACACGATTAAAGAATACCCGAGATACTTCAAGGAAGCCGGACTGAATGCAGAAGAAATGGTGGCAATATCAACGCAAGCGACCAAGGAAGGCATCTTCAGCGACAAGGGTGTTGATACAATCAAGGAAGGAAATCTACGACTTCGAGAAATGACAACCGCTACGGCTGCTGCACTTGACGGAATAGGTATTTCTTCCAAGCAAGTTCAGAAGGACTTGCAGGACGGAAGCAAGACCACATTTCAGGTTATGCAAGAGGTGGCTAATAAGCTAAAGGAACTCCCACAATCAAGTGTCGCTGTAGGTAGCGCAATTGCAAACATCTTCGGTGGTCCTGGAGAGGATGCCGGACTTGCTTATATTGAGATGCTCGGAAATATCGAACTTGATATGGACAAAGTGAAGGCAAAGTCCGGGGATATTGCCAAGGCACAAGAAGACGAATTGAATGCAACCAAGGAATTGCAGGACGCAATGGCTTCTTTGTTTGATTATACCGGGGGTGGATTCGAGAAGATGAAGGCTCAGTTGTCAACGATTGCGAAGAAATCACTTACGGCAGTTATCAAGGGAGTGGTGAAGGCGATAAACTACTTCATCGATTGGTATAATAACAGCCTTCTCCTTCGAGGTATCATCAATGCGCTCGGCACAAGTTTCCGCTTGATGTGGAACGCAATCAAGCTTGTATGCAATCTTGGAATAGACGCATTCAAGAGGATGGGCTTTGCAGCCAAGGGCATGCTTGATATTCTCGAAGGTATCGTGACCTTCGACCTATCCAAGGCACAGAAGGGATTCAAGGAGATATTCGATATATCCGGCACAATCAAGGAAGCATGGCACGACATCAAGAACGCTGGTATCGAGATAGGAAACTCATTCGCAGACGGATTCGAGAACACCGTGAACGGAAGGCTCGAGCACATAAAGCTAGCCAGCGTGAACGGTGGAGCGACCAGCAGCGAGCCAGTGAGCGGAAACAAGGGAACGACACCAGCAGCAGCCAAGGGCAGCACTGCCAAGACCAAGGCACAGAGAGCCAAGGAAGAAGCGGAAGCAAAGGCAGAGGCAGAGCGCAAAAAGAAGCAGGAAAAAGAATTGCAGGAAGCGATTGCGCTTATCCAGTATCAGTACAACGAGCAAGTAATGGACGCAAAGAAGCGATACCTCGCAGGCATGTACGACAACGACCGAGACTACGACAACGACCTCGAACAGCTGGAGAAGAACATGGTAGCGAGGAGCATTGACGCATACGTGGCGGCTGGTGAGATAGGAGCGGAAAAGGCGCAGGAAATGCAGGCAAAACTTCTCGACATAATGATTAAGGCGAAAGCGGACTTGAAGAATCAAGCCAAGGAGATTGTGGACGAACTCAACAAGGAGTTCGAGGAAGCGGAAAAGGCACGCAAGGATGCGGACATCATGAACGGTGGCACTGGAGAGGAAGACGATGCAGCCAAGCTGGAGAGATACAAGGCTTTCCTTCAGAGCAAGATGGACGCCTACAAGGACTATGCAGCCGTGCAGGAGCAGCTGCAGAAGGATTTGAGCGATTCCGAAGTCAAGGAGCAAGAGGAAGCCAACAAGAAAAAGGCAGCTTTGCAGGAGGAGCAACTGAAAATGATGAGCGACATGATACAGACCATGGGAGACGGTCTGTCCGAGTTCTTCGAGAGCGAGGATAAATCGCTGCACTCATTCCTCAAATCGATGCTGACATCAATACTTGACGCAATCGAAATAGCAGTTAACGCTTACTATGCACAGATCCTCGCCAAGGAGATTGCGAGCAAGTCGTGGGGAGGTGTTGCGAGTGCAGCTGCGTTGATGGTACTTATCAAAGCAGCCTTTTCAGGAGCAAAAGCACTCGTCAAGGGATTCTCCACTGGTGGATATGTGCAGGGAGCAGGCACCGGAACGAGCGACAGCATCCCGGCAAGGCTCTCCAATGGCGAGAGCGTAATGACCGCCAAGGCGACATCGATGTTCAGTCCGATATTATCCGCATTCAACCAGCTAGGCGGTGGCGTACCTATCGTAGTAAATAACGGAGGCAGCAATATCGGCATGGATATGCTGGCGGCAGCTGTAGCAAGAGGGTATCAGATGGCTCCTCAGCCAGTAGTGAGCGTTGAGGAGATAAACCGAACCCAGCGGAGAGTGCAGACGATAGAGAATATCGGCAGGATTTAAAGTGTAGTTATTTCTTTAAGATTTGCGTTCTGAGCGGTTTTTGCTTAAAGGTGGTAAAGTTACACACCCAAGGCAATAAAAGCCGCTTAGAACGCAAAATTTCGGCTTGTTTAGAAAAATTAACTGCTTACGAGATAAACATATTGAAAAATATCGTATCTTTGCAGCGTTTTAAAACTTAAAAAATCAATATTCAATGGCAAAACTCAGAATATACAACGACATCGACAGCCAAGACAACAAGTTCTGGTATCAATGGTGGGGAGGCGATTGCGTATGTTTTCAAGATATAGATGCTTTTGCGGCAAGCATACCGAAAGACGATGATTCAATCGATATGCGCATCTTCTGCAATGGCGGCTCTGTGATTGAAGGCTGGGCAATCTACGACCGACTGCGACAGAGCGGCAAGAAGATTTCCTGCACCGTGGAGGGCAAGGCAGCATCCATGGCAACAATCATCATGCTCGCAGCACCAAAGGAGAACCGCAAGGCATACGAGAACGCTGCCTTCCTCCTGCACAACCCATTTGTTCCTGGCTTTCTTTTAGGCGACCAGCTGAACGCAAAGGACTTGAAAAACCAGAGCGAGGAATTGCAGATGTGGCAGGATATGATGGTGGACGCATACGTAGAGCGGTGCGAGTGCGATAGGGAAGAGATTCAAGCCCTGATGGACAAGGACATCTTCATCAACACCAGCGAGGCTTTGCGCCTAGGTCTTATCAGCAGCACCATTGTACCACTCAGCGCAAGCGCATCAAAACGCAACATAGAAAATTTTATTAATTCAAAACAACAAAATCCAAAAGCAATGGAGAAGAAAACAGAAGTAAAGGCTTCTCTCCTCGACAAGATTCTCGCTAAGTTTGGCGTGAAGACACTGGAGGAAGCAGAGCAGGCGTTGGCAGAGCCACAAGCCAAGGCAGAGCCAAAGGCGATGGAACTCAACACAGCAGACGGACAGACACTGACCGTTGAGCGTGAAGAGGGAGATTCACAAGTTGGCGACAAGGCAAGTCCTGACGGAACGTTTGAGATGCCCGATGGCAAGACAATTGTTGTCGAGGACGGTGTAATTACCGACATTCAGACCGCAGGCAATGAAGGCGGTGAAGGCAATGAAGGCGGTGAAGGCGGCAGCGCATCAAGCACCGACAACGAAACCGTAGCCAAGTTGAAGCAGCAGGTAGCAGCACTCAAACAGCAGTTGAACGACACCAAGGCACAGCTGGCAGGCGCACAGAAACTCGCAAAGAGCAAGGAAGACATGCGCATCCTGAATGCCGTGAAGATGGCAGGCGGTGCTGAGAAGGTGTTGGCAGGCTACAGCAGCCACTACCAGCCAGCACAGCGACAGCCAAGCGGCAAGGGCGCAGGCGACAACGTGAACCCAGTCGAGGAAGGTAAGAACGCCATCAAGGAGAGACTTGCCAAGCTCCACAAAAAGGGCAAGAAGTAACCAAGTATTAACCCATTAAATCAAAAGAAAATAATGGCAGGATTTACAAAACAGCAACTCGAGAACCTTAAACTCGAGCCAGAAAACCTCGCAAGCATCAAGGATGCCGTGCAGGAAACCTTCTACCAAGATGAGGATTTTTCTTCATTCGTGAACATCATGAAGGTCAAGAACGATGATCCAATCGCACTTATCGGTGAGATGGAAATGGTCGGTAAGGCAGGTGGAGGTTGCGACCCTACCTACGAAGAGAAGGGTATCGCAAACTCTCAGAAGCGTTGGGAACTCGGACAGTGGGAGATTCCTATCAAGATTTGCTACGAAGCATTGAAGGGTTCAATCGCAGAATACAGCCTTAAGACTGGAACAGCCATTGGCGACCTTACCAGCACCGACTTCATGACCATCTACACCGATGCACTCCAGCGAGCAATGCAGCAGATGATTTGGCGTTTCGGATGGTTTGGCGACAAGGCGGCAGCATTGGCAGGTGCAGGTGGCGGCAAGCTGACAGCAGGGTCGGACGTTAGTATGTTCAACGTATGTGACGGTCTGTTCAAGCGCATCTTTACAGCCACAGCGACAAAGAACCATACCACCATCGCAGCCAACAGTGAGACTACGGCAGCAACGCAGGTTTCAGCATTGCGCAAGAAGGGTGCAGCTACAGCAGTCGTAGACGCTATCTTGATGGACGTAGACACACGTATCATTGACGATAGCGATGCAGTGTTGCTCATGACACGCTCGCTAGCTGACGCATTGACCTACGACATCAAGCAGACCTACCACGATATTATGCCGTGGGAGAAGGTGTTCGATGGCTTCGATGTAGCGACCTACAACGGAGTGAAGATTGCTCGTGTCGGCATCTGGGATAGAATGATTAACGCATACGAGAAGGGCGAGACGACAGTCAACCTTCCACACCGTGCGGTATTCTGCAACCCTAAACACCTTATGGTGGGCACTGATGCCGATGCACTCATTAGCGACCTCGACATCTGGTTCGACCAGAAGGAGCGCAGAAACTATCTCTATGCTACTGGTAAGATTGGCACGGCTCTCCTCGAAGAGGACATGATCCATGCAGCTTACTAATCGCTCCAAATTTTCAGTTTAGTATTAAGTTATTTTGACAATCCTCAACACCCACAAAACGGTGTTGGGGATATAACAATTTTAAAACGAATTAATATGGCAACAACTTGCGAGAGCCTTATCGCCCAGGACATCATCATCCCTTGCGAAGACCAGGTAACAAAGGGACTGGAGGGCGATGGACTTATCATCAACCGAGACGACATTGACTTCACCAAGTCCGTTGTAGCGGGCAATATAATTAAAACATTAGTTTTGAAGACTGGCAAGAAAGCATACGCTATCCGGCAGGAAGGCAGCAAGCCATTCACTGGAACCAAGACCGAGCTGACCGTTGGCACGTATCGCAACAGCTGGAAGAATACCGTAGCAGTCGTGGTATTGGCAAACACACCTGACGTTTGCGCCAATATTATTGACGGACTGGCGAACGGAAAGTTCGTTATCATCCTTCGCAACCTATCAAAGGGAGCGGACGGAAATGCAGAGTATCAGGTGTTCGGATATGCGCAGGCACTGAAGGCAAGCGCAGGCGAGAACGACAAGTACTCAGACGACACCGAGGGTGGCTGGCTTATCACGCTGGAAGAGGAGAGCGTACCGAAGGCAGCTTATTTCTTCTTCGACACAGACAGCGAGACCACAGCAGCCAAGTATAAGAGCCTTCTGACGGAAGCAGCAGCGTAGCCTATGACATACAAGGAAGCAACAGCCAAGGTCGTGGAGTTGAAGGCACGTTTCGACAGTCCCTTTGATGCAACCGACAAGGCAGTTATAGAATCTCTATATTTCGAGGTAACACGCAAGCGGTTTGTACCGACAACCTGCCAGCAGTGTTACCACGATGCTCTGATAGAAATATATCTAAAACTCAAAAAAGAAAATGCAATGCCAAAAACATGTAATTACGCAATGAAGGCAGGTTTTATCATTTCCTGCCCGGATTTCTACCATGGTAAGATTTTCACTAACGAGAACCTGACCGACAAGGTAGCGCATGAATATCTGACGAAGTACCCACACATGGAAAGCTACTTCCAGAAGATACCCAGTGATGAACTCATCGAGAACAAGCAGCCGCCAGCAGGCAGCGACAGCGGTGCAGATGATACAGCAGGGAAAGATCCTGCCGAAAAAGCAGCAGGCAGCGACAAGAAGAAAGACATCGACCAAGCCGAGAAAGCAGGCAAGGAAGAGTAACAAAACAAAACAACAAGTAAAACGACACAAGCAGTATGAACGTTAAGACAGTTAAAAAGCCAAAGCGAAGGGTTGATATTGGCTACGTCAGCCGATTCAAGATGCAGGCATACGGATATGATAATCTTTATCCGCAGAACCTCGCACGCATCACGGAAGCCAGCGGAACGGCAATGCTGTGCCTTAACCGCTACGCCCGATTTATTGAGGGCTACGGCTTTGATAGCGACATTCTAGCATCGTTGGCGATGAACCCACAAGGGGACACGGCAGACGATTTGCTCCGGAACGTAGCGCAAGACCTCGCACGCTTTGGAGGCTTTGCCCTTCATGTGAACTACAACGTTCTAGGACAGGTGTCGATCGTGAGCCACGTACCCTTTGAGAATTGCCGCCTTGAAGAGACGGACGACAAGGGGAGCGTGGCGCACGTCTTGCTGCATCCCGACTGGGAGCAGAAGAAAACGAGGAACGGAAAGCGGTTGATGGTGAACGAGAAGACAATCGAGCGCATCAACGTCTTCAACCCCGATCCGGATATCGTTCTTGAACAGATTGAAAACGCAGGAGGCATCGACAGCTACAAGGGGCAGGTCCTATGGATGAGCCTAGACGGACAGTTTATTTATCCTACAGCCAGCTACGATTCAGCAATCACTGAGATTTCGACAGATGAGGGACTGGGCAACGTCAAGATGAGAAACGTCCGAAACAACTTCCTCGTATCGTGTATGCTCGTAACCAAGAAGGGCGTGCCGAAGTTTAACGAGGAAGGCGAAGAGGTGGAGAGCGGACAAATGATTTCTGATGAAGACCTTTTGCAGTTCCAAGGGGACGAGAACACAGCGAAGATTCTTGCTGTAGAGGTTGAGAACGAGGAAGACGAGCCGAAGGTTGTCGCCTTCCCAACGAAGAACTTCGACAAGGAGTTTTCCGTGACCGACAGCAGCGTTATCGAGCGCATTTACGCACAGTTCCATCAAGAACTCTTCTACTCCATCCGTATTGGCAAGCTGGGATTCAGCGGACAAGTTATGCAGGACGCTTACGAGTACTATGCCGGAGAGGTGACAACCGAGCAGCGATTCATCGAGCGAGCCTTCAAGAAGATTTTCAACAGCTGGCACGACCCAGCCATTCAGAACCTAGACCCCAAGCTACAGCCGCTAAAGTATATCAGCAGCGAGGTTGCAGGGAACAACACGATAGATGATTGAGCCTATGGGAGAACAAAGAAAACAACTTATCACGGTTGATCAGTTCCGAGAACTGGCACGACCGACCAGCACACACCTAGATGAGGATGAAGTGAACGCATACATTCGGGAATGCGAAGATGCGAACATCATACCAGCCATAGGGTGGGAGCGGTTCAAGGCAGCGACCGAGCAGGGAGAGTGGGGCGATTCAGTCTTGCCCGATTTTCAGCCTGCAACTTTCCTGGACGGTGGCGAATACACCACCAAGAAGGAGGGCGATTGCAGTCAAGACGAAACCAAGGTGCAGAAGTACACAAGCGGAATACGCAAGGCACTCGCTTATTTCACGTATGCGAGACTTTTTCGTGCCGATGGCACAATTATAAGCCGAGCAGGTGGAATGCGCCACAGAGACGATTATTCAGACCATATTCAAGACGTATCGAGCAATAAGCAATACAACAACATCATGGATATGGCAGAAAGATATTTATCAGATGCACTCGAATATCTCAAGGCATTCACCACGAAAGGGGAAGTGAAGGCTCAGCGAGGAACGAGGGCACACATTCACGCAATAGGAGATTAATATATGGCAACAATAAACGAAATTAAACAGCAGGCGGCAGCGGTCAAGAACGCTACGCAGGTGGGCGAGAACACAGCCGAGAGGGTAGGCGGTGCTCTCGCTGGTCTTGCGGATATTGCAGAGCAGCAGGATTCTAAACTCAGCGGCTTACAATCTAATGTATCAAACTTACAAGATAAAGTTACCCCATTAATGCATCTTCGTCTAACTAACACGTATAACGCAAATGGTGCTTATCCAATGAAAGATATTCCGACCCTGAAGGCAGGGAAGAAATATCTCATCTACTGCATCGCTCCAAATAAAGATTTAGTTAATTTTGCTGAATCTGGCTTATTTCTTGTATATACGGACAAATCAGGAGAACCAAATATTACTTTCAAGACTGCAGCTGAGTTCAATGCAGGTTTTCAAGTGGAGTATACACCTCAGAAAGATGGCTATCTTGAATACAGAGTAGGAATTATAAACCTCAACAAAGAACTAGAATTTAAAGTTTGGACTGATGATGAAGGAGTTAATGAACTATGTGATGCTACAAACGAAAAAATAGAGCATACTTATGCAACTCCATTACAAACGAGCGTTTTTAGTGTTGCACATAACAACAATGCGCAAATAACGAACATACGGATGAAGGGTGGCGTAAGTTATAGAATCTTTTACAAGGCAAAAGATTTCGTATCAACTTCGCCTATTAAAATGGCACTATATGTTACTACAGATAAAGCGCAACAAGGAGTAAGTTTTACACAGATTGAAATCTCTAACTACATAAATTTCAATAACGGTTTTACAAAGATTTATACACCGCAAAATGATTGTCGCCTCATGCTTTTATGTGGAGATGTCAACGCAGGGAAAAAAGTAACCATCAAACTTTATACAGATGAAATATCGTTGCAGGAGGAACTTGATGATATAAAAGTTCATATTACTCCATTCATCCACCACCGTCTAACTAACACGTATAACGCAAATGGTGCTTATCCAATGAAAGATATTCCGACCCTGAAGGCAGGGAAGAAATATCTCATCTACTGCATCGCTCCAAATAAAGATTTAGTTAATTTTGCTGAATCTGGCTTATTTCTTGTATATACGGACAAATCAGGAGAACCAAATATTACTTTCAAGACTGCAGCTGAGTTCAATGCAGGTTTTCAAGTGGAGTATACACCTCAGAAAGATGGCTATCTTGAATACAGAGTAGGAATTATAAACCTCAACAAAGAACTAGAATTTAAAGTTTGGACTGATGATGAAGGAGTTAATGAACT